TCCAAGTGCCTGAATTTGAAATGCAATCACTGAATAAACCAGTGCTGACTTCCATCAAAGCTCCTGCGTGAATTGCAGACATCACCCTGTCGTCAATCTTCTTGACTCGGGACTCTTCTATCCACGCTTCACATCGGAGTTTATTTTTATGTGAGTCCCATGTCGCATTCATGATCAAACCGACGCAGGACTTTTCCAGATTTTCTACACGAGTTGCCGTGAGATTGTCATCTGGGTGGTAGACCACCACGGGTTTATGGTTCCACGATTCCGGGTTCTTTGACAACGTGTCAACTGCGTAATACAGCGGACCAATACTCCCATTGTGGACACCTTCCGTAATCATAACGGTCGGGACTACAAGATATTCTTTACCTTGCAGCTTCTCACGCCGCAGACCGGTTGCGGCGTAATTCAGTGTGACTGTTAGTTTTCCCTGCATTTTTTAGGACCTTTGCAATGTATTTCTTAAATAATGAACCATTGTCCTCTAACCGTCAATAGTAAGACGAGGCCCCCTCCATCGGAAAAGGGGACCCCGCCAACCCCAGCAAGAGAAATCAAGCTGTGAGTAAATCCTCGATGATCTGTTCTAATGCCCAGAAAATGAAGGGTTTCAGGATCAACCAAGCCAAGAAACCAAGACCCATTCCGTTGTAAACATACTCGGCTGCTTCTCTTTTGAACTCCGACTCAAGGTCCCAGTCCCTGTCTGTACTCCCGCACAGAAGCAAACCTGTTGCCAGATCTGGGCGTTCCTCGTACACGAAGTCTTCCAGAAGATAGGTCGCTCGTTTGCGTCTATCGCTTTTGGCTCTCTTCAGGATCTTGTCCCCAAATGTGTGGTTCGTGACAGATACCATTTTGGAATAGGTGTTCATTTGAAAATCCCCCAAGTTCTTGTGTTCGGGCAATACCCGGATGGGCAGTTCTGGGTTGTAGCTGATGTCGCTTTGCGAACTGGGGTCTGCATCAAATGATCCCCTGATGCAGAAGCTCGATTCCTTTCCATCTCGTGTGACCAGCCGTGGAGGTACTCCAATTCTGAATCGGACCAACCTGACAGTTCATAGGGGTCTTCGGAAACGTGCTCAGCTACATGATTGAGAAGCTGTCTCCCTGTCAAGTGCCGACCCCCTCCACTCACCTTCCAAGGTCTTCCCCCGGAGTCCCTGTAAGCATTCATAATATCCCAGTATTTCTCGGACACCGTCTGGACTTCTGGTTCCTCTTTTGGAGGTGCTGGGGGTTCCTCGTCAAAATCAAAAGGAATGAAAAGTGGAGTGACCGTTTGAATCTCAGCGGGAGTGTCTTCTAATAGTTCGCGAGCTTCCTCCATCGCTGCTGAGACATCTGATGTTTTTGGCACAGGCACGTCTTGCGATCCAGAATTGGATACAAGATTGATCCCCAGCAACACAGCAACTAAAGTGAAAATTTGTGTATTCTTCATCCTCCGAACCCTCCTCCTTCTGATTCCCAATCAACAGTTCTGGGTACAAGATCGACCATATCGGTGATCCCTACTGCACGAGTGTAACTTTCCCGCATCTTCTGTTTGAGTTGTGAGGCAGACCAAGTGAACCAACCGTCGTCACCCCAGTTTGTGCCCCATGAATTAGCGACCTTCACTCCTCCTCCCGGAATGGTCTCCGTGATGCACACAGCATGGCCTCCCCGACCCCACCGAACACCTATGTTGATCGCTCCGAGGCCGGAGTCCAAGAAATTGATGATGTCATCGTAGGTCTTCAACCACACGGCTTGTTTCGCTTTATACTCCCCAGCCTCGTCGTATGCGGCCTGTGGGATCCTGCGAACGTAGCTCGACGGGTAAGGGAACGTGGATTCCAATGGGAGTCCCACTTCAGTCACGGTCTTCGCCCCACCCGAAATGGTAGACCCTCTGTCCGAGGTGATCCCGTCGAACTTTTGAGACTGCAAATAAGCAAACATTCGAGAAAAGTGAATCTCTTCACCTCGAATGTAATAGTAGGAGACTTCCAGACATCCACTAGAAGCCTGTCCGTTACAACTCCCAATACTCCCTTGGTGTTCAATGTCGTACCACTTTGAGGGAACAACGTAGTTGGGAAAGCTCTGGACCGGTGCATAATCTCCAGATGAAAAGGGAAGCTCCTGAACCATCTTGTCATATACGTTCTCTTCCTCTTCGTTTAACAACCACGAGGGTTTCACGATGTCTGGGACGTTCCAATCCAGTGGGTCAATACCGGCAGGTGGTGTTTTGAAATTGCTCATAATTTAGATGCCTTTCTGTGACCCTCGGCTACAGACTTCAAGAACTTTTCAAATTTCTTGGGACTGTATTCCTCGTCATCATCGTCACGGTTTGGGTCATTCCCCAATTCGGACATCCATAGTTTGTTCAGAGGGTTATATGCCGCTGAGTTCACCTTTTTGTAAAGGTCTCCGATTTGCTCCCACGCTTCCGTCTCCGTTTCGGGTGCATCAAATTCAGAGAGTTCGTCATGCAACAGCACATCAAACACTACGTCCGCTTTGATGACAGCTTCTACGACTTCCTTATCGTAGATCACAACAGGTTCAGGTTCGGGCTGGGGTTCCGGGGAGGGTTGGTCTTTACCACCACTCCAGACAACGAAAAGGACCAACCCGATCAAAATCAAAGATCGAGTGTCAATTTTCATTGCTTACCTACTTCCTCTTTCACTGCTCGCTCGCTCAAAAGTTCAACAACTTTTTCCTGAGCTTTGATGACTTCTGTGGTCTCTTGATTTCTCTTCAAGTATGCCAAGAAATCCAAAGCATCATTGAGGAGCTTTCTGATGTGCTCGGCCCCTTCTGTGTCCACGTTGTCTTTGAACAGACCTCGGATCATCTTCTTGACAATTGGAGGCCAGTCCGACCCTTCGACGAATGTCAGGATGACACCCGCGATGATTGGGAACCACTTGCTGTTTTCAATAAAGGAACCATCTGCTCCGATGGTCGCGACCAGTTCTTGGTTGCCTTGCAACATTGTCGCTGCAAAAGCACCCACCGCAAACATGACTAACTTGTTCATTATTCTTCTTTCTCTTCTTCGGGTTGGAGTTGTAGCAAGTCTTCTACTTCTTCGAGCACTCTGATTGCTCGACCAAGTAGTACAGTTATTTTACTTTGACTTTCGATCCACTCTCGGAACAAAGGCAAAGTCTTATGGACAACATACACCATGAATCCAATCCAAGGCGTGTCCTTCAATATGGCTGCGAATGTCTCTTCCACTTCAACCTCCCATCAACAAACGAAGTACAGCCCATATCCCACTTGCAAAAAATGAGAACACCGAAACGATTGTGAGCCAGATCACTTTGTTTTTTATGATCTCCTCATACAGTGAGCTGGAAATTGACTTGCGACCCCTCTCCTCCGCTTGCTCCACAAACTTCATGAAAGCTGATTTTAATTTCACATGATCCTCTTCCAGATGATGAAGGTCCTGTGACAATGCGGTATGGTTGGGTGTTGCTGACACAATAAAACACTCTACTTTGTCTTGAAGTGGATATCTGTGGACATATAAATGGGCTGGTAATTCTGACCCATCTCGACAGATGTACGTTTTGTCGATCCAGTATTCATCTACAACCCCCTTGAGGACGAGGTCTACGCTGGCTTGATCAGCACCCACATCTTGTGTCACGGTGATGTCCCTCCAGCTTTTCTCTTGAAGCTCCCGAAGACCGTATCCCAGCATTTTTAACCACGCGAGATTTGCCCAGAGGAATATACCGTCTACTGAGACGCAGCACACAGCCGTTGGGATTTTCTCGATGGCTAGTTGCCACCAGTCATTCGGGAGTTTATGGGGCATTTTTGTCTCTCAGTCGCTCCCGAAAAAGTCGCCGTGATCTTCCTCCTCTGTTTCCTCGGGAACTTCTTCTGGGTTTTCTTCCTCGGATTGTTCTGTTTCAGTAGTTTCCAAGCTGTTTCTAAAATCAGTGTACGCTTTTTCCGTACAAGCTGCAACATCTTCCCCCTTGTACTGTCTGCGTTTCCAGCCTGTCCAGAGAGCCACAACTTCAATACAGAAGTGACCGTCTTCGGGTAGTCTATCTTCTAATTTGACAGGGACTTGGCTCTGACCTTTCTCTCCAAGCAAGCTGACAACTACGTTGTCGATGCTCGCAATTTGGACCAATTGATCGATATGGGTTTCTGCGATAGGGTACTCTTGCATGTCTACTCCAATAATCTTGCACCGGGCCACTTCGCAATCGAAATAGCCTCTTCTAATGAGATCTTGCTTTTACGTTCAGCAAGAAGGGACTTCTCAATTCTTCTGCGGATATCCGCTTTGTTTCTACGTTGAACAACTTGCCCTCTGAATGGTGTTTCACCTATGTTGGCTGGCAGTAGGGAACATCTACAATTACTTGACACGAACCCGTTGCAGTTGTATAGTGTGGACTCTGTATTCAAATCATAAACAGGAAGGTCCACAACATGTCTGATTCTGATGTTGTCTATTTCTCTCAGCTCCGTGAAGAAGGGCTGTCCATCCGAGCCATATCCGAGAGAACCGGACGATCCCAAAAGTACATCACCAAAACCCTCAAGCAAGCGGGTTTGTACCGCCCTCCCACACGTAGGGGTGTCACTGACCTCCCTTGTCAAACAATCATCCAAAGGTACAAGGGGGGTGCTTCTGTCAACCAGCTCGCATCCGAATTTGGAACAAGCCGATCCACAGTGACAAGGCTGTTGAAGTCTAATGGTGTTCAATTGAGAGGGCAAGCCGAGGCCAACAGACTCATGATGAAGGGGAGATCGCTCGCGGAGAACATCGCGAACACCCAAGCTGCTCATGAGGCTGTCCGAGGCATCCCCCAGCCGTTTGAGGCTAAGGTCAAGAAAGCGAGAACTCTCATGGAGAAGGGTATGTCGAGTAGTCAGATCTCTCATCTGGAGAGGTCGTTCTATTCTATTGCCACGGATAAAGGACTCAACCTCATCCCACAGTACGCCCTCGGTATTTATAATCTGGATTTTGCCCTTGACGGACTTCCCATCTCCGTGGAGGTGTTCGGGCATTGCCAACGTCTCACTGATCCTACCTTTGTCCGAAAGTTTAAGAAGAGAACTAAACACGTTCTCGACAGTGGGTTCATCCAAGTCATTGTGTTCCCGTCCAGAACCGGAATACAAACCGGATGCGTCGATAAGATAATCAGTTTGTCTGATGTCTTTCGCAAAGACCCATCCTCTTTGTGTCAACAGTATATGATTCGAGGTGACGGAGACCCGTTTACCGAGAGAATCGGTAAAGTCATAGATGTCCCCTGTGTAAAGTGACCTCATCATAGATCGAGTGCCGGGGGCATCTACAACCATGTCCCCCGTCACACATCGTGGGTGCCTCGGTATCAACCCTCGTGCTTCTTGGATGGTCATAATGATTCCCTCCAGAGCGGCACATCTCCCACAAACCCTGTCGTCCCCCGCTGTGTTCCACTCTGCGAGAACATTGACACCCTCGACTCCCAGTGTGTCATATGTGTCGAGCATCGCCTCAGCATGTGTGTAGACTATCTCGGTTCTGACAATAGCCTCAGCTCGGGGGAGTTTGAGGTCTAATCTGTTTGCGAGGTTTTTAGCAATAATCCTCTCGTGGGATCCGTCCACAAGTCCCTGTGCCAAGACCTGAGACATTTCCTTGGAAGCGTCCTGAGATATGCCTTTGAGCAAGTCGAAGGACCTCTGATACAGCATCTGAAGTTGGTTACGAGCGAGAGGTGCATTAAACGCCTGTGCTACGAATGTTTCTTGGGATGCTGCCCTTGCTCCGGCCCCTTGACCCAAGGAACCTAATCCAGCCCCCCTTGCTTCCAGATAAGCCTGATTGACGGACTGCCTGTACGTGTTGTTGATATACTCAGCCATCCAAGGAGCATCAACCACCTGCCCTCCGTAAGGTTCAAGAACCGACCTTTGAAAAAGCAAGTCGATCCATGATCGGAAAGCCTGAACCTTTCGAGCATCCGATAAGAATGCCCACTCGGTATTTGACAGCAGTTCCCCCGTATGATTTATTCCCAACCCTATCCCAAGTGCGTTCCGATCTCTTATCTGTTCAACGACTTTACGTCGAACAGCCATCATTCGGGACATCATGTCCTTTACAGCTCTCTTTTGGATCCGACCAGTCCTCGTGGGATCCCCCTTGATCGGATTGGTCATGAGCTTGTCTTCGGTTTCTGTTGTCCGGGCATTGCTTTCGCGGCTGTTCCCTGTGGGAGTTTTGTCGTGGTTGTTTGAGGTTCTGGGATTTCTCCGGGTTTTCTGGGTCCTGTTCCGGGGGAGACCATGTCTGGCAGTTCCAGACCGTCGAAGCTGGCTGCGTTGGCGAGCATGGAGTCCACCACTTCCTCGTCAAGTTCCATGAACTGCACCAAGAAGTCTTTCGGTTCGATTAGGACATCAACATTCCCTTGGACGTACCGGGCCATCGATTCTGTCTTTCTCAACAGGACTTCAGCCTTGTCCATGCGGGTGGGCAGGTCCAGATCGGGCCATTCCACTTTGACAGTCGTCTCTGTCCGAGGAAGCACGTTCATCGCCTGTAGAGCTTGGATGAAAGGAACCACAATGGAGGGGGTTACGTGTTTGTTTTGTCTGTGCTTCAGTCGACCGTTCCAAGTCTGTTTGTCTTGGCTGGAAGCGAGTTCTCCCGCTTCTGATCCAAGCAGAACTCGAAGAGGGACCCCTATAGTCGTAGCGATAGCCGACATCTGAGCATCGATATGTCCACGAGGGTCAGCAACCTGTGGGGCTAGGGATTTAGCGGAGATCCCGGATAGAGCAAGGAATCTTTGGATTCCATCTTGATACTTCTGGAATTCTTCTCGTAGAGATGTCACGTCCAGATTCGGATTGACGATGTCTGGGTTAGTCTCGAAAGCGATTCCCGGAAAGGCCCCCTTCCAAAACATCTCAGCGGAACCCCCTAGTAGTTTTCTCAAATCGAACAGCCGGTTGTAGACCGGGACCATTCGAGGGATTCCGAAGATCTCGGACATCTCCACATTATCTGCAACGTGAATACAGCGAGACCAGTGGACATCGAGGTACTGTCCCACTGCTTCTGTTGAATTTGCGGACTGGGAGGGTGCTCCGGGTTGGTCAGCCCCGGCCAGTGGGAGTTCGTGAGCACTCGTGAACCTGACCTGATAGAGCAGGGGTTTTCCAAACCGTGGACTCGATGAGTCCTTCTCATATGATTTCACTCTCACATGAGGTTGCATCACGGGTTTGATGAACAGGAGGTCGTGTTCCTCTTTGTAATTCTCGTCCACTTTTCCTGTCTGCTGGTCAAACCCTCCAGCGGGTTCACTGAGTTTCTTTTTATCGTCAAAACCCAACACGAGAATACCAAACTGACCCACTCCCGACACCCGATCAATTCGATTGAGATAGTGGAACACATTGTACTTCTCTTTTACCTCTTTCCACGATTTCTCGAACTCTGTATCTTCCGACTTGTTATTCTCATAGACAATGGGGTCCATCGTCCAGCACTCGTCTGGGAGGACGTTCACGATCCGTCGAGCGACTCCTTCCCTCTCGTACATTCGAGAAAGGTCTTCGATGGTTATTTGACCCCAGCCGGGATAACCACATTCAGCGTTTAGGTCCCTATTCTTTCCGTCAAAATCACCAGCAAGTAGCTGACGAGAGAAAGGAATGGTGGACTGCACCGCATTCATTATGAGATTGGGGATATCGATAAGCTGCATACTGGTCCCTTGTTCGGAGTTAGAACCATTAGCCTACCTCCGATTTAGATGCCCTGCAAGTTCACTTTTCCGCTATCGACTCCACATAATGGAGTTGGTAGTCGAGAATTAAGTCACATTTCATTTTCTGAGAACAATTTGGACACTCCACCGATAATCTCATATTTTTGCCATTATCGATCTTTTTTTCTTGAGTGATCTTATCCAGACTCTCTCGAATGTCTTCCCGGCAGTTGGGGCAGCAATCGTCGAAACTCGACTTGCGTACTGGTTTCGGCTCTGCCCTTCTTTTCTTTTTCCTTTTCGCCACACACTTCTCCTTATGTGAGTGCTCCTACTCTTTTCGTAGGCTCGTATATCATATTGAATGCCCCGGACGACGCATCGATCTGGTCGTCGTAGGTCCCGTTCGGAAAGAATTTCATCTCCTCAATGTAATCATTATTCCAGTGAGCTTTCGCCAACCACACGTTGGAGCCGTTGACTTGGGACGCGAAGGGTTCCGCTCGGGTTGTTTTGTCCCCCGTCGTTTTGCCCGGAATAACAACGAACCCCGACAACAACCTTATCGTCGCTTTCATGGCATCCTTACCCGCAGACCCCGGCTGTTGCTCAATACCAATCTTCTGATGACTCCCGTCTGTGATCGATGTTCTTTTCAGAACTGCACATCTCTGATCGGTTTCCCACTGTCCCCTGACAATGTCGAGAACCCAGATCCGATCCTCAGCGTCGACCCCCATTTGACAACCTACGGTGTAGTCCCCTCCGTCGTTGGTACTCGCCGTGTCCCAGAACCGAACTATCTTCTTAAAAGTTCGGAGAGGAGGGGGTATGTCCGTATGAAGTCGCTCCCACTTGAAAGAACCACCAGACTTCGGGATTGGGTGCTGTCCAAACTGACCGGCATACCCATATTCCCCCATTGTCTTTCGGTTTTCATCCAAAACGTCTTTAGGAATCCGGGTGGGGTCCAGCAGACCCTTCACATAATGCCTCCTCAGAGACTTAGGATGGACCTCGAACTCTTTGCAGTCGGCTGGGAGACAAACCCATCGGACTTTGTTTCGGTCGGCCTCACGGGTCAACCACTGGCCTGTGGGATCGTTCTGATGAAGTCTCTGCATGATGAGAATCGTTACAGAGAGCGTTTTGTCTACTTTCCGAGAAGGAAGGGTGGAGGTCATCCACCTGTTAGCTTTGTCCAAGAGAGGACCAGATACCGCTTGTTCTGGGTCCAGAGGGTCGTCCACGATCAGGAAATGGGCATGGAACCCCGTTGGAGACTTTCCTCCCACCGTGACTGATTTTCTCCAGCCTTTCCCCTCCGTTGAGAAATACTCTTTTGTATTTTGATCCGGGTCTACTTTCACCTCGGGAAACAGCCTACGCCACTTTTCACTTTCTAGGAGCTGTCTGGTTTTACGAGACAGGTCCAGAGTCAGATCAAAAGTATGGGACCCGCAAATGTGCCTCATCGAAGGATCATTCAGCCAAGTCCACGCCGGGAACATAATCGAGCAAATAGTGGACTTGGATGATCCGGGAGGTACGTTGATGATTAGATCGTGCTGCTTCTTCTTTCCAGCAAACAACCTTTTCGCCACATACTCCAACTCCGAACACATGGTAGACATGTGCCAGTTCCAGATTAAATCTTCTGCAATGATCTCGCCCCACATCTCTTTGACGAACTCTTCAAAAGAGTCCCGACAAAGTTCAGATATGAATTGATCTTCAGGCAAAAGTATTTTCTGGTTCATCAGAGATATCAACAATCAGTGTATTTGGGCAGTTGTTGCGGAGGATGGCAGTCTGCCTACAATCATCTTCGTAATACACGTCAACGTCAATCTCATTTATGATAAACGCTTTCCAATACGCCGAGTGGAGGTAGTCTCCGGGTTCTCCCGATCCCCGAACGTAAGGAACCAAATCCAGTGATCTCACTTTAGAGTCCCACGATGATTCCCACTCCGAAAAGGTCTTCCCAGTTATGAGGACAATCGTATCCTCGGGAAGTATATCCCACTGGGGGATCAGCAGTGGGTCGGAGATGACCTTTACGTCGTGTCCAATGATCATTGTTCTTCCACTTTCAACCCACACCACGCGAAGGGGTATGGGATCCAAATCGGTTCTTTATTTTCGATATTACTCTCGGATATACGGATTTCCGCAAACAGATTCCCTGTCATTTCGTCAAAGATGTACCTCAATCCATCCACGAATCATCGATGCCATAGACGTCTTCTCGTTCGCTGCTTCCAGCCTCATCGCGTTCCATTGACGGATAGGAATCATCAGCGTCACCGTCTTCTTGATATCGCTCATCGAATCC